CTTCACCCGAGAATGGTTGAATGTCTGGCCGGCTCAAGAATCGGTGCAGGTAGTAGCACCCGATCTTTGGGATTCGCTAGTGCGTACCGATATCACTATCGGCGAGCGCATGGTGCTATCGGTGGACATCTCGGTCGAACGACACAAAGCCGCGATTGGTGCATCGGCTCTTGTGCGCGGATTGACTCCGGTTGAAGTAGTAGATGCAAGAGATGGCACTCAATGGCTTTTGCCGCGATTGATTGAGATAGCAAAAAAATGGAAAGCACCCGTGATCATTGATGGCGGCTCCCCTGCCGGATCTTTGATCGGAGAGCTTGAGAATGCTGGTATCAAAGTGATCACGGTATCGATGAGAGATTACGGGAAGGCGTGTGGATCCTTTTATGATGCGGTACATGCTCGCACAATTTGTCATCTTGATGATCCGCTTCTACGCGCGGCAATCACCGAAGCAAGCAAAAGACCGCTCGGAGATGCATGGGCTTGGAATCGTAAGAATGCTTCAAATATCACGCCGCTTGTTGCGGTAACACTTGCACGGTATGGGGTAACAAATACACCGGAAGATAAGCCAATACAAAGGAGCCGAATATTTTGATGAAAAAATATATTGCAACCGCATTGCAAGCTTTAGGTTGCGCAATACTCACCGCCGGAATTGCAACATTTTCAACCGTTATTGCGGTACTATTTGCGGGCTCCGTCATTTTGTTATTTGGACTCGCCGTTGAACGGAGTGAATGATGCTTGGCAAAATACTAAAAAGACAAATTCAACCTTCAACCGTGTACACCAATACAGGCTTTGTTGATTCACTTGGTCGCGTTGGAAGATTCTATGAAGGCTCATGGTCTGGCACTTATGTCGATCAAGAGACCGCGCTTGGAGTGCCGGCAATATTTCGCGGCGTGACATTGATTGCCGATGCAATTGGTGCTTTGCCGCTTCACAGTTATCGCAACGGGAAACTTGTAAAACCTACTCCGCAAATTCTAGTGCGGCCAAATCCACCGGAGACCCGGATGGAAACAATTTCAGCGATGGCCGCTTCTTTAATTATGCACGGAAATTATATTGCGGTACTTGGCGAACCCGGTGCAAATGGATTGCCCGATAGCTTCTATCCCGTCTCTCCCGATCGCGTGCATGTGCAAAGAGAACGCGGTCGAATCATTTACAAAATAGATGATCGCACTTATGATCAAAGCGAAATTTTGCACATCAAGAATTTTTCAATGCCAGGGTCGGTCGTTGGTGTTGGACTTCTTGCAACACAAAAACAAGGTATTGGAAAATCAATTGCAATCAATGAATATGCCGCAAGATATTTCGATGGCGGTGTAGTACCGACCGCCGTGCTTAAATCTGCCAATCCGGATCTAACACAAGAAGAAGCCGATGCAATGAAGTCAAGTTGGATGTCAATGTATTCTGGCCGCAATCGCGCACCGGTAGTTATGAACTCATCAACGGAATTTCAAGTGTTGAGCAATAACGCGCAAGAGTCACAATTGCTTGAATCCCAAGTCAATGATTTGACTACGGCTTCAAATATGCTTGGACTCCCGGCTTACTATCTTGGAAGTCCAAATGCTTCGAGGACATATTCAAATGTTGAGCAAGAGAATCTTCAATTGGTTAGATGGTCAATCCAACCAATTGCACAAAGGATTGAAGAAGCTTTGTCGGATCTATTGGTACGCGGCCAACAGGCCAAATTCAATTATGACTCACTATTGCGCACCGACACATTGAGCAGGTATCAAGCTCATGCAATTGCAATCGGTAGCGGGTTCTTGACTATTGATGAAGTGCGTGCAATGGAGCAAAGAGAAGCACTTGATAATGATGCAGAAAATGAGATTGAAGAATCTGATGTCGATGAAGTTGAGTCCGAAGGAGAAGCCGATGACTATATCGAATCAATCTAAGGTTGAGAATCGAAGCTACTTTGCAGAGCTTGAATATCGTATTGAAGGCGATGGCCGCACCATTACCGGAATCGCCGTACCTTATGATATTGAGCAAAAGGTCGCGCCGGGATTGACCGAGGTATTTCGCAAGGGTGCATTTGCCGATGTAGTCAAGGCCGCTTTCCGGGTCAAGCTTCTTCGGGGTCATGATGCGCAAGCTTTGCCGCTTGGCCGTGCCACTTTACTCAGAGAGACCGACAAGGGCTTATACGGTGAATTTAGGATCTCCAACACCAAAGCCGGGGATGAAGTCTTAGAGCTGGTCAAGGATGGCGCATTGGATCAATTGTCAATTGGCTTCATGCCGTTGAAGAATCGCAAGCGTGCCGATGGGGTGGTCGAGCGGCTCAAAGCACATTTGGCCGAAGTCTCTCTTGTCACCTTTGGAGCATACGGTGATCTTGCAAGTGTGACCGGGATGCGTGATTTGACCGATGTTGATTCACCGAGACTTGATGCCGCACGCGAGATCTTGGCAAAGCTAAAAGTCTAAATGCCTTATACAATCGTTACCGATCATCCGGAATGTTCCGGCTTTGCCGTGGTCAAAGAAGGCACACAAGAACTCATGGGATGCCATCGCACGCAAGCTCAAGCCGAAGATCAATTGACCGCAATCAACATCTCAGAATTTGGCCGGCGTTCTGATAGTTATGCACCAACGCAAGAGATGAAAGAAGAAGCGCAAAGAGGATTGGATTGGCGAAGTGAGTTCGGGCGCGGTGGCACCGAGATCGGGATTGCACGGGCTCGAGATATAAGTAACGGAAAACAATTGCCACTTGAAACCGTCAATCGCATGGTTGCATTTTTTGCTCGGCATGAAGTGGACAAGCAAGCCGAAGGATTCAGCCCGGGAGAAGATGGCTATCCTTCAAACGGTCGAATTGCATGGGCTCTTTGGGGTGGAGATGCCGGTCGATCATGGGCAGAAAACATCGTGGCACAAAATCGCAATGAAGATGAATATGAGGATCGAGCTTTGCCGGATAACTATCGCCCGGCATCAAGTGAGGATGTACCCGAAGGCCGTAATTGTGCCAATTGTATTTTCAATCTCAATCTTTATTGCACAAAATGGCAAGCACCTATTGCCGCAAATTATTATTGCAACGCATGGCAACCGATGGAAACACGCAAGCAAAAGGCTCTTGACATTTTAGAAAAACTTTACTCAGTACGGTACAATTTAACAAAGTCGTAAAACACCTCGACCCTAGTTGCGACACCTCGCAAATGCGACACCTCGCTTCGGATGGCGATCGACACCTTTTCGCTATCCATGACCATTCAAAAAAATAGGAGATCAATATGTCAAACGCATTTCTTGGCTCATTACGCGAAAAGCGCGAGAGCAAGACATCGATGATCGAGTCAATCGTGGAACGCGCCGCCGAAGAAGTGCGCGATCTTACCGAAGTCGAGCTTGTCAATGTCGAAGCATTAAGCACCGAAGTCAAAAAGTTAGATGAAAGAATTGAACAGATCTCAGACATCGAGCTTCGCAATTCCAAAGCCGCAGATCTTGCCGCAAAGGTAGATGCGAACGCACCAAAGGCAGAAAAAAGATCAGCTTCTCCGGCTTATGTAGTCAGCGAAGAATTGACCTACTCAGCACGCAACGCAAGCAATTTTTTAAGCGATGCACTCAAGGCTCAATTCGGTGGAGACAGCGAAGCACGCGAGCGCATCCAACGCCATCAAAATGAAATGGCCGTGGAATTGCGTGCCGCTTCGACTTCATCCTTTGATGGTCTTGTAGTTCCGCAATATCTTGTGGATCTATATGCCCCACTTGCTCGCGCCGGCCGACCTTTTGCAGATGCCGCACGCAAGCACACCATGCCAGCTCAAGGCATGTCGGTGGTCATATCTCGACTTACAACCGGCACGGATGTTGCATATCAAACTTCACAAAACACCGCCGCCGTCACACAAGATCCCGATGACACAACCTTGACCGTCAATATCAATACCATTGCCGGACAAAACTCAGTATCAAAGCAAGCTTTGATGCGCGGTTACAATATTGAAAATATTGTTGTTGGTGACTTGATTCGCGCGTACAACACGAAACTCGACAATTCACTTCTTAATGGCACCGGTTCAAATGGTCAGCCATTAGGACTCGCCGGAATGACCACCGGAATCTTGGTAACTTACACCGCAACCACGGGCACCGTGGCCGGCGTATTCCCTAAGATTGCCGATGCAATTCAGCAAGTTCAATCAACCATCTTCGCTTCACCAAATGCGATCATCATGCATCCGCGGAGACTCGGATTTTTCTTAGCTGGTCTTGATGGAAGCAATCGCCCGTTGGTAGTACCAACCGCGAACAATCCACAAAATGCAATGGGTGTTGGTACCGGGTTGCCGGCATATGGAAATTCAGGATATTCACTTCTTGGATTACCAATCATCACAGATGCGAATGTGGCCACAAATCTCGGAACAAGTACAAATCAAGATGCGATCTATGTCGTTGATTTGAATGAGTGCCACCTTTGGGAAGATGGCCCACAAATGGTCAAGTTCGAAGAACCTGCCGGAAAAGTTGCCATCAACATGGTGTTATTCGGATACAGCGCCTTCACTTCTTTGAGATATCCGGGTGCTATTGCCGCCATAAACGGCACCGGATTGGCTTCACCGAGCTTTTAGCTCATAGATTGATGAGAGTCTGCGACCCTTCCGCGTGGGCTCTCATCGCCAAAACCCATGATCAATCTTTTCGAATAGCGAGGCGCACGATGGAGTCAATTGTGACAAGGAGCATCACAAGCGGCAAATCATGCTTTGACCTTAAAACAAATCAAAGGCGATTGGATCCCCTTTTAACTTTGATCCACGAAAGGATTGATCATGGCCATAACTAACGGATACGCAACACTCGCACAAGCTAAAGCATTCTTATCAATCACCGACAATATTGATGACACACTTCTTGAATCATTTGTCGAAGCCGCTTCACGATCAATTGATCGAATTGCAAATCGCCGCTTTTACGCGGACACAAGTGCAAGCGCAAGGGAATACCGAGTCTCATCTCCAATATTTCTTTTTACCGATGACATTTCAAGCACGACCGGATTGATTGTGAAAACCGATGAAGATGGCGATGGCACCTTTGAGACCACGCTTGTCTTAAACACCGATTATGTGATGGATCCATTGACCGCGCCATCATTGAGCCGGCCATTTACACAAGTGACCGTAGTATCAAACACCAACACTTTTCCAATTTTTCCGGGGCTATTTTCCAACGGATTGAGACCGGGCGTGCAAGTCACGGCCAAATGGGGATGGCCGGCGGTTCCCGATGACATCGAGACCGCGTGCCTTATCCTTACCGGCGATCTATACAAGCGCAAAGATTCTCCGGGCGGCGTGTTAGGTCTTGGCGATTTAGGCGCAATAAGAATGACACCGCTTGGCCGCGATATCACGGCAATGGTCAGAGCTTACAAGAGGGAGACTCTCGCGTGAGCATGGTGCCTTCGAATGTGCGCAATGGTCTCAAAACAAATTTGACGGCTATCACCGGGCTTCGATGCTTTGATATCGTGCCGGACACCGTGCCTTTGCCGGCGGCGGTAGTAGGTCAATTAGATTTTTCATTTGATGCATCGATGGTTCGTGGATTAGACACGGCCGAATGTGAGATCTTGCTTATTGTCGGGCGCATGAGCGAGCGAGCCGGTCAAAATCGGCTTGATTTGTATTTGTCCGGTTCGGGTTCTTCTTCGATAAAAGCCGCGATCGAAGCAGATAAAACACTAGGCGGAGCATGTAGCACCTTGCGAGTCACGACCGCGACCGCGGGAACGATAACAAATGCCGGAGCCGATATGCTCGCATATCGGTATCGGGTTGAAATTATCGGATAAACGAAAGGAAAAAATATGGCCATATTCATGGGAAATCAGGTCGCCGTCATCGCTGGCACGACTACGATTTCTTCTTTTGTATCATCGGTGACACTCTCTCGAGAGGTCGATGCCGTTGAAATTACAAGCATGACCAACACATCAAGAAATTTCATTGGTGGACTTGAAGCGAGCACCGTCTCACTTGAGCTCTTCAATGACTTTGCCGCCGCAAGTGTGAACTCACTTTTCGAGGATGCACTCGGCACAAAGCTTGCAATCAAATTGATTCCGGTAACGGGCACCGTCAGCGCGACAAATCCGTCATATTCGATGTCATGCTACATCGGATCTTGGCAACCGATTCAAGCGACTCCGGATTCTCCAATGACCGTCTCGGTGACTTACCCGGTAACGGCTATAACAAAAGCAACATCTTAAAACATAAGAGAGGGAAGGATCTATATGTGGCAAGTTGAAGTGATTTATTTAGATGGAGCCGCAAAGAAGTATGACATCTCCGCCGCATCAAAAGCGGCTTTTGAGTCAAATTTTCAATGCGGCTTTGTTCGAAGAATAGCCGATGAACAAAGAGAGAGTGATCTGTATTGGATTGCTCACTACTTGGCAAAATCAAAGGGCGACACCGCTCTTGAATTTGATAAGTGGCTCGAGATCATTGAGGATGTGAATTTTGATGCGAACGCAAAAAATGGATTGACCGACACGGTGAACTCTACGAAATAGCGACCGTGTCGGTCTTGACCGGCATTGCACCAAATGCACTTCTTGAATGTGATCCGGCGATTTATTCATCAATCAAAAACATTTTAAGAGAGCGGATGCAAGTTAAGAAGGCACCGAGGACAAGGAGAAGATGATGGCAGAGCGTGGGATCTATATCGAGGACTACAAAAAACTCCTTGCGGATCTTAAGAGCTTGAGCCCGGATCTTCAAAAAGATTTGCTTAAAAGTCTCAAGAAGGTAGTTCGACCCTTGCAGGGTAAGGCACGCGATTTTGTTCCCGGAGATCCGGCATTGAGTGGATGGCGAACCGTTGCACCAACCTACACAAGTCCGGGATGGGAGAATGACAAAGAGCACCGTGGCCGCGCAAGTGATGTGAGATGGGTGTGGGATTCTGCAAAAATGCGCAAAGGCATCAAGATCTCAACTGCCAAATCAAGTCAAGAACGCGCCCCCGGTGGCAATCTTTACAAAGTCAATGCGCTTGCTTTGAAAAATACATCCGTGCCCGGAATCATTTACGAATTAGCCGAGCCAAATACACCGCGAAAAGGTGCGGCCATGAAGTCACGAAATTACAAAGCACCGGATGATTTTCGAGAGGGCATCAAACGCAAAGGAAAACACGCCGGAGCCCCACGATTAATTTACAAAGTGGCAAGGATCTATGGCAAGCAAGCACAAGATGACATCCAAGATGTGCTTGACAAGAAGCTCTATGCATTTGTTAAGAGGGGGTCTTAAATGGCTCTGACACGCGATGTCATCGTTCAATTCATCACAAAGCTAAATGACAAAGGCATCAAGAACGCAACCAAATCAACGCAAAAATATGAGGGTGTTCTTGGTCGAGTCTCAAAGATTGGTATTGCCGCCTATGCCGCACTCACCGCCGCCGCAATTAAATTTGGAGAGATGTCGGTCAAGAATGCATTGGCCGATGAGAAGGCGCAAAGAATTCTTGCGCTATCACTTAAAAATTCAGCAGGTGCATCGCAAGGCGTAGTCGATGCGGCCGATGCGCAAATTGACCGGATTCAGAGATTGACGGGTGTCTCGGATGATCAGCTTCGCCCGGCCTTGTCTCGCATTGTCAGAAGTACGGGTGAAGTCAGTTCAGCTTTCGACATGCTTAATCTTGCAATCAATATCTCAAAAGGTACACAAAAAGAATTGGGCGCGGTCTCGGTTGCCTTAAGCAAAGCGGTCGATGGCAATTTCATAGCACTTCAAAGATTAGGCGTTGGACTCGACAAAGATATTCTGGCCACAAAAGACTTCAATGCAATCTTTGGTGAGCTTCGCCGTAACTTTGCCGGCTTTGCCGCCGCCGAAGCGGACACCGTTGAAGGCAAAATGGCACGGCTCAAGGTGGCCGCGGATGAAGCTAGTGAGATCATTGGTGAATCTTTAATAAATGCGATTCTTGCAATTGGATCATCTGCCGGGTCAATTGAAGAGACCACCGAAAAATTTGATGGGCTTGCACGATCGATTGCCGATACCGTCACCGGCATTGGACAATTCATCAGCTTCTTCACAACTTTCGATGCGAAATTGGGAAGCTTTGGAAAAACCTTTGACGAATATGTAAAGTCATCATCCATCTTGGGCGCAATATTGCGAGTGCTCCGAGAAGAAGGTGAGCAGACCCGGATTGAATTAGAGCTCACGGCGAGCGCAATGCGACAAGTCACATCAGCACGCAATGCAGAATATACAGCAATACTTAATCAAAAAAAGGCTTTGGCCGATTTTGTCAAGGGATTGAAAGCCGAAGAAGCAAAGCAAAGAGCCGCCGCAAAAGCCGCCGCCGATCGTGCAAAGCAAGAAAAAATTGCCGCACTTGCTAAGGCCAAGAGCGATCGTGATGCTTTTCTTCGGCAACAATTAGCAAAGCAATTTGACACCGATGCCATCAGCTTGCAAGTGGCCTTGACCCGGCAATTATCCGAAGAAGATAAGAAGCGAGTCAATGCCTTGATCGCATTGCAAGAAGATGATGTGACCAAGCAAATGAATGCGCTCGCCGAAATGAATGATCTTTATACAAAGCACTACGGAATGCGACTTGCGGCAATTGGTAAAATTAAAGAAGCTAATGAGCAAGCTAGTGCGGCCGATAGGCCTTCGGGTGGATTCTTAACGCCAAGAAATCCGCAAGACAGCGTGGCAAGCCGTGGGGCAATGGATCAATTCCCGGGTCTTAATCTTGGTCTTGGTAATCTTGACTATCTAAAACCACCATCAACTCCGGATCCTTTTATTACGCAAGGATTACAAGATTTTTTTGCTCAAGATCTTGGTGGATCGGGGATGGCTCCAAGCTTGGCAGATATGAGTTCCGGGTATGAGGGTAGCGGCGTGCCAAATGTCACGGTAAATGTAGCCGGAAGTCTCTTAACCGAAGGCGATCTGGGATTCTATATCTCAAATTTAATTGGCAATCTTAACCGTCAAGGCAACACCGTCACACTTGCGAATTTGGGTCGATAATGGGCGCGGTCTTATCGGTCACAATAGATTTTTCAAACGGTGCCGTCTTTGATCCTGCACTTGTGCTTGATGATCCTTCGACACCGCTTGGCACCGGAGTCTTTGGAGATCAAGCTAGTGAGACTCTTGATGTCTCGGAATTTGTATTGCGAGCACAAGTGCGCCGGGCTTACAATCGCAATCAAGATTCTTTTGTTGGCGGCGGTGCAAATTTAAGATTGATCGATGAGACCGGGCTCTTCAATCCGGATAATTCTTCGGGCGTTCTATTTGGCAAGATTTTGCCGCTTCGCAAAATACGGTTGAAAGGCACATACGCCGGCAACACATATTCAATCTTTTCCGGATACATCCAATCTTGGAACTATCAATCACCAAGCGGCTTTGATCCGGCCTTCATTGACATTGTGGCCGTGGATGGATTCCAATTGCTCAACTTGACCACACTTGGAACCTTTGTCACGGGCACCGCCGGCCAGACCACCGCGCAAAGAATCTCAGCTTTACTCGATGCCGCCGATTGGCCGGGTGGGATGAGAGATATCTCTACGACTTCGACCACGACCGTGCAAGCCGATCCTCAAACTTCGGGAAGAAGTGCGCTCGCCGCGATCCAATTGATTGAGCAGACCGAACTCGGATCTTTTCTATTTGACGAGCTTGGATTTGCTAACTTCTTTTCAAGGACAGATATCGCCCAAGCACAAGGCGGCACACCAACAATTTTTACAGATGCCGGCGGTGGCATATCATATGAAAAAGTATCTTTTGATTTATCAGACACCGGCCTTGTGAATTATGCATCGGTTACTCGATCTTCGGGATCCGAGCAAATTGCACTTGATCAAACTTCGATTGACAAGTATTACAATCACTCAAAAATTCGATCCGGCTTGCTTATGCAATCCGATACCGATGCATCAAATCAAGCCAAGATGATCGTGGCATCTCGCAAAGAGATCTCGGATCAATTAAGAATGCAAGCTCTTGTGATTGATGCCTTTGATGATGATGATCCGGCACGAATTGAAGCCGCTTTGGAATTAGATATTTACTCACCAATCCAAGTCACTCAGACTTTGCCCGGTGGAGCGGTCACAAGCAATCTTGTCATTCAAGGCACCGTGCACACGATCACGCCGCAATCATGGTTCACCGAATTTTTGGTTGGTCAATCTTATGTGGCAAATGTATTTGTAATCGGATCAACGACTCAAGGAGTGCTTGGTACAAATGTGTTCGCATATTAAACAAAGAAAATGTATCCTTATGACAAGCGAAAGAAGGTAAGAAATGCCAACAAATTTCCCGGCCGTTACTGGGCAAGTCGTCACAGCAGATTTTGCAAATCAGCTCGTTGCCTTTACTGTGACAACCGAGAGCGGTGCAACCTATAC